TGCTTCTCACTTCTTTTCTAACGCAGTCAAATCGAAACAGAAGGAGGCGGAAAACTCACTAGAGAAAAATATAATTGATTCAATAATGAAAGTAGCAAATAAAAAGAAATGAGTTTATCAATAGGCGCACACGTATATAAGAAGTTAAGCGACTCTACAGAGTTGGCAAAATTGGTTTCTGATAAAATCTATGCGATCTCAACAAAGACGGAAACATCTTTTCCCTTTGTGATATACAAACGCAACTCTCTAACGCCAGAGTATGCAAAATATAGTAGCACAGGCGACACTGTATCGGTTGAGATAGCTGTCGCCAGTGATAACTATTTGAACTCTGTTACAATCGCGGAAGAAGTGCGTAAATCACTCGAAAACAAACGAGGAAGTTATGACAACTTCGATGTAATCGACTCGAAACTAATAAGTGCGGACGAGGATTTTATCGAAGATACTTTCATTCAACGCCTTGTGTTTTCTTTTAAAACAGAATAATAACTAAAATACGACAAAATTATGAGTAAAACAAAGGCAGCGTTAGGCAAAGACCTAATGTTATTCACAGAAGATAAGGCTATAGCGTTGGCAACTTCATGCAAGTTAGGGTTATCGGCTGAAACTATCGACACGCAAAGTAAAGATTCGGGTATCTGGACGGAGAAAGATATTAAAAAACTATCTTGGAACGCTTCAAGTGAGAACGTATTCAGTGCTGATGTTGATGCGAATAGTTACGATAAATTATTCGCATTGATGATCGCGCGCAAACCTATTACGTTAAAGTTTGGTATTGTGAGTGATCCCAATGCAAACGAGATGCCCGAAGCCGGATGGACGCTTGCGGCGGGTGCTTATACTGGAAAAGCTGTTATCACTTCATTAGAAGCGAATGCGCCGGATGGAGATAAAGCGACTTTTTCGGTGAGCTTCGAAGGAACCGGACCGCTTGCAAAAGAGGCAGCAAGTAAGTAATCACGGGCGGCGATTTGCCGCCCTCTAAAACGACTATTCAATGAAAACAATATCACTTAACGGAAAAGATTTTATCTTAAATTATACGCTACGGGCG